CTCTACGATCACCATGTCAGGTTTCCAATATCGATATTGCTCAAGAGCTTCACGACGTAATTCTGGAAATTCAAATCTATCTTTTAAAGAATCTAACAAAATTATATTTGGTTTGCCTCCTTCTTCAGGATAAAAAATTCCCCAGGTGCTAATTGCACTGTAATCTGCAGTTTCTTTTTTTAAAAACGCTGTATCATAACTTTGAATGACGTAAGTAACGTCTGGAAGATCTTCATGTTCCCATTTTTTCCACCATTCACGTTTTATTAACGCTCCTTCTTCAGAAGTTGGCTCTTGCATCCATTGTGCATTCCATTTTCCAACTGGAAGTGTTGCTTTTACTGATTCTAACTCTGACAATTTCCAATATTGTGGCCAAACAGGTTCTTTTTTAGATCCGTGGTCCATGATCGCCGGAAATTCTACTATTTCCCACTGATCACCCTTAATTTTTTTCTGATTGTCGAGTAAAATTCCTGTTAAATCTTTTTTACTCCATCTTGTCATAACCAAAACTATCTGTCCGCCAGGTTGTAAACGCTGACGTGGACCTGATGTGTACCATTCATACGCACTTTCAAACGCGTTAAGACTCATTGCGTCTTGTTCCGAATGCGGATCGTCAATAATCAAGAGGTCTGCACCTCTTCCTGTAATAGCTCCACCGACACCAGCTGCAAAATACTCACCACCTTGGGCAGTTTCCCATCTTCCTGCAGCTTGAGAGTCTTCTCTAAGCGTTGTGTCAAATATTTTTGAGTATTCTTCACTATCAATTAGTGTTTTTGCTTTACGACCAAACCTTACAGCAAGTTCTCCTGTGTGAGTTGCTTGAATAATCTTGAGTTTAGGGTTACGGCCCACCATCCACGCTGGTAACAAGTAAGATGCAAACTCTGATTTTGTATGACGTGGAGGCATATTAATAATTAGTCGGTTAATTTTTTTATTTGCAAGGTCATTAAATTTTTGAGCAATAACTCTGTGATGTGCACCTTCTATAAATTCTGGCCAAACTGCTTTTGTAAACGACATAAAGTCATCTTTTGCTTTTCTTTGTATTTTTTTCTCAGCATGCATAACCTTAAATCTTTTATACTGAGCACGAACGTTTGAAGGTAGTTTATTTATATCTATATTTTGTTTCATAAAAATTTTTTAAAAAATTTTTTGCACCTTTTTAACAGTGGAAAAGTATTATACCACCCTTATCTGTCTAAAACAAGCAATACAACCTAGAGTAGTGGGACCCCTTTTTATAAAAAGGTGTATCGACTTATATAAACTAGATTTAATTGTGATTGTGTGTGGTACCTCTATCGGTCCACGTTACGTGCGCCCTGGCGCGTTAGCGCCAGGGCAAGAAAGGTTACGCCCAGATCTTGAGCGCAGGTTTCTTGATGTAGATCGCAGGACCTACAACAAAGTCATCATATCCAGTGACATAGTTTTGTTTTGTGAATACCATTCTCCACAATGCAGTTGCCTCTGGGTTAAGAGGTAAGCCTATTAACTTACCCTCTTCGTTTATTATTAATAAGTCTCCATTAGGAAACGTTATACATTCAACATAACCACCAACAAAAGCTTGAGCCGTTTTTAAATCTGGCTCGTCCTCTGTCTTTGTGATTACTTTAAACTCTGGTTCAGTTGTGTTTGTTTGTGTTTGTGTCATATTATACCTTTCTTGTTAATAGGATAATCCTACTCTATAAGCTGTCCATTGTCAACCCTTTGAATAGAATATTCTGGACCCCACCTAGACTCATTATTCTTGACCTTGGCATAGCCTTGGCTCTCTCGTCTGTGTCTGATAAACTCTATCGGTCGACCATGTTCAATGTTTTCCATGTTATCACTTAACCAATCGAACTTACATGATTGACTACAGAAATATTTATCATCATTTCTTGGTGTGTAACCCCACGAGTTAGGTGTTCTATCTCTATCTGCATATGCATATCTTCCACGAATTACACCACGCGATTTTAGAAATCTATCTTGTGT